GAATACGAAATGTGCCAGACCCTTTATAAAGTGCGCCAATACAATAGACAGATGTGCCATAAACACCATGAGTATTTGCGTAACCTAAGATTCCGTAATTACTGCCAGCTGCGTCGTACCCGAGAACCCCACCAGAACCCGACGCCGTTGTTTTCCCGTAAATACCGTAGCTTGCGCCTTGTCCATACAAGCCATAGTTAGCACCAGTAGTCCTGAAATCTCCTCCTGCTCCTGACCCGTCATTCGTAGCGTATACAACAGAATAGGTCGCAGACGAGTTATCTAACTGTAACCGCGCAGCGAAGCGACTTGTAGTGTTGTCGTAGCAATATAGTTGTGCGTTGGCGTAACCAGAACTACCCAATCCAATCTCGCCAGTGGAGTTAATATCAATGGCAGTAGGCGTCGTTGTAGTACCGACATTGCCGCCGTCAGCTATAACAACGTTACCACCAAACGTCCCAGTGCCGAGTTCCGATAGAGTTAGCGCCGCAGTGGCAGTGCCAGCTTTCATCGTGTTGATGATGAGCTTACCGTCTTCAGTTCCATCGCTAACGTCTGTTGCTACTGAATAGATTTGAGCAGCAGTGAACAGTTGATTGTTGTCATTCTCCATCAGGAACTGAATGATTCCGCCACCATCGGCATCGGCGGGGCTTGCGGAATTTCTTGTTAAATTTAAGACCGGCCCAGTGCTTGCGTCATCTTTATCTTGAGTTACCCCCAATGTAGCAACGTTGTTTCCTGTGACAGACATAGTTAAACCAGAATCCGCCACATGAGTGAGCAGTACGTCGCTATCTGCACCAAAATTGATAGCAGCCGTGTCGGTAGGTAAAGATAAAGATCCAGCAGAAGATAACGACATCTTCTCAGTTGCGGCTTCTGACGCGCCCGTCTTGAATGCTAACTTCGTGGCGTTATTGCTCGAACTGAAATCGCCTTCTGAAATAGCAGCAACTTCGGCTGCGACAAGTATGGCATCCGTGCCCGCCCCTTCATCAGGAGCTTGGAATTGAATCTTGCCTAATACATCATTTACTGCAACATCAGTATCACCAGCTTGAAGTAAAAGAGTAGCTGGACTTGCGCTCGTAGCTGGATTTTTTACAGTTAATTTAGTAGCTATATTTAAATCTACTAACGCATCAAAAATTGCAGCGCCTGTTCCCGCACCATCGCTATAGACTACTTTGACATCCCCACTAGGGATAACAATTTCAGCTCCAGAACCTTGTTTAATAGAGAGGTTAAAGCCGCCCGAAGTAGCATTTTCTATGATCCACAACTTAGAAATAGTATTGGGGAGCAGAGAAACTGTACAAGTAGAATCAAGCGTTCCTGTATATTTAATGTAGAGAGAACGACCCGGATCTGTTGCCCCATCCGCTATAGTCGTTGAATGCGTGTCAGCGTTGGTAGTTATGCCTTCTGTACCGTAACTAAATGCTTCTCCAATTAATTCAAGATTCGTATTTGTTGTCGTACCCCATGTCCCACTACCATCCCCAGTAGCCATTTCATTGAGTCTTAAATCATTTACATATGTACTAGCCATTTTTGCTTACCTTTAAGCTGCAATATCTAACCAATCAGGTGTTTGCGAATCATCAACCTCTGACCAAGTTATCGTTTGTGAATCATCAATATTTGTCCAAGTTATTGTTTGTGAATCATCAATAACACTCCATACAAGAACCGACCCAACAGAACCAGTAGCTGATACGCCTGTAACAGAGACACCGGCATCACCCGTGGCAGTTACACTGCCTACAGAACCTGTAGCGGATTCTCCAGTTACAGAAACATTAGTTTCAGTAGCGACAGTTACTGACCCAACAGCCCCTGTTCCGGCGATACCTGTCGCAGATATAGTAGCGCCGCCCGTAGCAGTTACGCTGCCTACAGCACCTGTCCCTGCAACGCCTGTAGGGGATACTGTAACGCCTGCACCTTGTACTACGGTGACAGACCCAACGGCCCCAGTTCCGGCAACGCCTGTTGCAGAAACATTGATACTAATTTCAACAACTACAGAGCCTACTGCTCCTGTTCCTGCAAGCCCAGTAACGGAGACGGGGATAGCTTCCCCCCATGTGCCAGAACTCCATGTACTTCGGCCCCAGCCGGTAATTGCCGCCATTAAGCAATCCTTATAATCGCATCACTCGCATCAGCAGTAGGAAATGTAATCGTAAAATCCCCCGCGCTGGATGATTTATCAGCACCGAAATTTAAAACAATAACAGAAGGATCGCCGCTGGCGCTGTCATTATAAATAACAGCACCTCGCGCCGTTATTGTGCTGGAAGACCAAGTGGTATCAGCAAAATCCGTATACGCCGTAGTGCCACTGGTTGCCGGATCTACGCGGGTAAGCGTGTTTCCTGCCGCTGTATAATTTGTGCCTGAAACCTCGTTAGTTGCCGAATAAGCCGTTGTGGCCGCCGACAAAGTCGCAGAAGATGTATACAACGCTATTTTAAAGGTGTTCCCACCACTATTTAAAAAGTTGTGCTTGGCTTCCATCAGCTCTTTCTTAAAACTTGTACACATTGCTTGTGTTATAGCCATATCAAATATCCTCAATATGTTTAGCTAATTCGGAGTAACCTTCTTTCTCCAAAATAGCTCTTATAGTTGTTCGCTCACTTCGGGCCACTTTCTTAAAATAATGGATAAGGACATTTTTAACGCTTCCACGAAATGCGAACGCCTGTTCACGTATGGGCATCGGGGAATCCAAAGACACAGATACAATTCTTCGCACTGCTGCTTCCGCCCATTCTTCAGCGTTCATGCCCCGATTAGCAGTAGTCGTCACCATAACGGAACCAACATTTCCGTCCATATCAAACATTAGCAACCCTCTTCTGACCTGCCCGATAAGTATCGTTACGGTTCTTATATTCTGCTAACTCTTTTAGCATCGCGAACGCTTCGGCATATCTTTGCTGATATAGCGCAAGCATATCTGGTTCACCTTTCATAAAGGTATAGGCTTCCAAAATACTTCCGTACAGCAATACAGAACTAAAGTTATCTCCAATCCATGTAGTGCCAGAAGCTGTTGTGGTTATAGACTCAGGATAGTAATAATAATGCAGCTCAACCGTATAATTTGAATTAGGCGTTGGCCCTAATATGAGAGTGTCGCTATCGAAAAGTGCATAATATCCGGGTTCGCCTGTGGCCGTAGGGTCAGGAAAACTTTCTCTAATAAAGTTAACGTCCTTATTTAATAAGTAGCTATAGAGACCATCCCCATCCACAACGGCCAAAGAAAACACATCAAGCCAATCAGATGGTAGTGAAAGATATTTATTACTAGAAGTCAGGGTTCCTGTCGTGTTCTTACGTAAATAAGCAAGTTGAACCCCGTTATATATACGTTGTTCAGCTTGTGTAATGAACGTATTTATATCAACCGTAACGAATTCATTCTCCGTATACGACTGTATTTCAGTAACAAGCTGTGTGTAATTCATACCTACTCTTTAACCTCCATAAGTTCAGTCGCGACAGGCAGGCTAACTGGGTGCTGATAACACGCTTCAGGATTCCCCTGCCCAGCTTCTGTTAGGAACGTAGTCGCAGGTGGCTCTTGCCCCATTGGACATTTGCAATCCGCTATTCCATTGGGGCCAATTTTACAGTTCCAGCTAAAACAGTTACTGGCCCGCGCACCTTGATTCAAACTTGCGTCACATTCCTGCGCAGTCACTCGCATATCGCGGAGTAGCTTACTCCAGTTGCTGGCCTCTTGGGGATAGTATTTTCTCGGCGCAAATAGGCTCCACACATGATCGCTGTCTGTTGCCGCGCACGATCCTTGCATGTTTCCGGCGGTAGTATCAGCAATCGATTTTCCGTTTAATATAGGGCATTTACATACCACTTCTGGATAACTAATACCGCTATTCGCAGTAATCGTTTTCCCCGTAGCCTTACAGGTTGATGCCGCACACAACGCATATTTACCCGTGCAGGGTGTAATATCCGCCAGAACAGTTCCACTCAATAACACCAAGATAAAAATAAATTTTTTCATGCCCACTCTTCTCGGAAAAAGAGCCGAAGCCCTTTCTACTAGTCTGATTTACCGCTAAATCCAGTGCCTTTAGTAGCAGCACCTTTACCCCTCATCTGCTTAGTCTGCGTATTGGGGATGTTATCTGGGTATCCGCCCGTATTTGGGACAGGCACCGGTTTAGGTTGATTCTTGTTTTTTTCAGTCATAGCTAAATTCTCCTAACTCGTCGTAACTGTTACAGTGCCTACTTCGCCGGTTGCTTTTGAATCATCCGGTGTAAGCTCGTCGTCACCATTAAAACCTACGGGTCTCCATCCCCATTGAATTGCCCTACTTCCAACACTTTGGGCAGTCTGTGCATAAGAAGTATCGGGTCTCGGATTTCGAAGTGCCTGTGGGTCACTAATAGGATACATACCCACAAAATTTTGTGGTTGATCCGGTTCCCAACACGTAATACATACTAAAATATTTGTTTTCTTCGCCCGTATATAAATTTCCTTCAGCGTTTTTAATTTGTACTGGAAGCCACACCTATCACAGTCTGCAATTGCGTACTTAGCTGATGCGAATTGGGCACCCATAGTTATACGTACATGGGCCTTGGTGTGATAAACATAGAGGCTTTTTCCCTATCCTCATCAGCAGCCATACTCCATGCCTCGTCATACATCGGTTTGAGTATTTGAAGGCGTCCCTCACTACCCGGAATTTTTAACGCCAGATAATAAGCCAGCCCTGCTACTAGGGCAGGTAAGAATCTGAAAGGTATGTCTTGGGTATTTACGCCGGTTCCAGCATCTAGCATTCTCGCTAAACGCCAATACACTAGAGTGTAAGTCTCCGCGCTATCGGGTACAGGCCAAAAGGTCACGGACGGATATTGGATACCCCCCGATTCAGTAGCCCCACTCTTCCGGTCTATATAAATTTGAACAGGCTTGCCGGTAGAAGTTTTATTAGGTATGGCAGCGTAACTAGCAACGCTAATCCTAGAAACAGAAATATCTGTCTGGGTAGTCCCTGACCCAGTTCGTATTACATGCTCAATTAAATCTACAGTATCAACAGGGAGGTCGTAGGTTGCAGTTCCTGAAGTTAATAGCTGCGTACCGGATTCTACAGTCCAGAGATTAATACCTCGATTTGCCCACTCTGCAAATAATAGATTAAGCGAACGTCTGGCTGTTTTAAGGTCATATCCAGAACGTAATTCAGAACCTGCCCGTTCGAATGCTTCTTCTACAATTTCATTAAGATCTAGATCAAATGTAGCAGTCGAGGAAGTTGTCATATTTCATACCACTATCTATGTTTAGCTCGGGTTTTGCCTTTACGCGCAATACCGTCAATAGATTTTTTGCTAGATGTTTTTTTAGCAGTAGATTTCTTAACAGCAGATTTTTTAACAAGACCGCCTTTTTTAAACCCAAATCTCCACCAAGGTTTCTCTTTTCCTTCTTCTGCATCTTCCTTAGCGTTGAACTTATTATTTAGCCTGCTTCTTTCTGCAATTCTCCTCGCAGCTTCTTTTGCATTAGCTGCCGATAGCTGCTTATTGAAAGGGATTTTTGCATTAGCTGCGGTTATCTCTGCTGCCTTTTTCGCCGCTTCTTCCGCACGGTACTTTTCGTTTAGCCTAGCTGTTTCTGCAATTCGCTTCTTAGCTTCTTTTGTATTGGATTCCTGTAAGTTCCGCACAAAAGTGCCGGGTTTTGTAAGGAGCTTCCGCCCCCGCGGCGTCGTCGTCGTATCCGTAGCAGCAGCTTTAGCTTTAGCATCAGCTTCAGCTCTAGCTTTAGCATCAGCTTCAGCTCTAGCTTTAGCTCTAGCTCTAGCTCTAGCTTCTGCTAGTTTTCGTGCTCTTGCGTTATCCCGTCGCCCCTGAGCTGTCACTCTCTCAGCAGCAGTAGGTTTATCTGTTTTTTTAGCTGCGGCAGCTTTTTTTCTTGCTTCGTGTGCTGCCTTCATTTCTTCATAAAATGTAGCTTTACCTTCAATGCCACTATATCTTCGCTGTCCCATATCTAGCTCCTATGCGTGATACGCAGTCATATTAGTAAAAGTAGCAATAGTGGCATACCTATAAACAGTACCTAGTTTCATCAAAGCTGTGCCTGCTGGAGAGGTATTTGTAAAGCTAATTGTCCCTGCTGTTGCAGAGTTAACTGTAAACACCCCTTTGAGGCGAGAACGACCGGCAAAGATGACATTGCCAGCAGAAGCATTCACTCCTGCGGAAACATTACCTGCGGGATCACCAACTGCTGAAATACCAGATATTGTTAAGAAATATTTAGCCCCAGTAGCTGTTCCTGCATTTGCGCCTGTAATGGACTCCGTTTGGGAATCACTATTTACATCAGTCCCAGTTACAGTAAACGATATACCGGAATCATCACCAGCAGAAAGAATAGTTACAATTCGTCCCGCGTTAAAAGTACAAGAGCCACCAGAAGCTAACGCACCACCTATTACGAGTGCTGCGTCCTCCCCAACGGCTGCTGCCACTGATATACCATCCGCATCAAGCGCCACTGTGTCAGCAGTAATAAATACTGCTCGTACGTCCGAAAGAGCCATAAACCACCTCTAGCAGTATTTGGTTTTAGTTTTTACCCGCGATATACCGTCAATACCCTTTTTGGCGACATTAGCTTTCCCAGCCGTACGTTTTTTCGTACGCTTCTTTGTAACCTTGCCACCTTCACCGTACATATCTATGGATCCACCATGTCGATATGTACGGTTTGCAGGTACGCCACTAATATCCGAATAGTCCTGGGCGTCGCGAATACCTTGTGCAGTATAAGGAAACTGTTTGCCACCTACATTTGGCATAACAACCCCCCCTTATGCGTCAGCAAACGGTGTGACAATCGTTCCAGAACCAAGCAGCATTCCTTCAACAAAATACTGAGCACTGGCAATTGCCGTTACACGAATATAACTTCCGGGATCACCGCCTTTAGTAGAACCATTCATCGTGATGACATCGTTAGAAGCCGCAGAAACCCACGTTTTACCTGTAGCCGCCGTGGTAATCCCGGTATACACCATACCAAGA